CAGCCCACAACAGGTTTTTGGAGGCTGATCACATGAGCAAAGTCGCCATCACACTGATTGACCAGCCCGACGGCCAGGTGGCAATTGAAATCACAGTGACCAACTTCGACGAAACCAGCAACGCCATCGGCCTGGGTGAGTGTGTGCAGGCGTTTATCGGCGAAGTGAGCCAGCAGCGCCCAAAGCCAGCACAAACCGCATCGCAGCTGTACTGCGGCAAGGAGTTTCTGGCGGCTGCAGCGAAGATTGAACTGGTGAAGGGGTGAAGGAGTGAAGCCCAAGGCCGTCGCAGCACCTGTTGAAAAACAATCAAAGTCAACCAAAGGCGGGGCACGCCCTGGCGCTGGACGTAAGGCTGGAGTGCGCAATAAAAGGACGGCAGCGCTAATTGATGCAGTTGAGAATTCAGGTGAAACCCCGCTGGAGTACCTTTTGAGCGTTATGCGGGGCGCGGAAAATAAGCTAAGTGAGCGCTTAAGTGCTGCATTGGGTGCCGCGCCTTACGTTCACGCCAAGCTGGCAAGTATCGATATTGAGCACACTGGCGAGAACGGCGGCCCAATCGAGCACAGTCTGCGAGTTGTCTTTGGAAAGCACTGAAACCGTCGTCCAGTTCCCACCAAAGCTGGAGTTCCTTTTCCACCCACACCGCTACAAAGTCGCCTATGGCGGACGCGGTTCTTCTAAAAGTTGGTCATTTGCACGCGCCCTGCTGGTGCTTGGGTCGCAGTCAAAGCTGCGGATCGGGTGTTTCCGCGAGGTTCAGAAGTCCATCAAGGACTCAGTTCACCGGCTTTTGAGTGATCAAGTTTCGGCGATGGACCTTGGTGGTTTCTACGAAGTGCTGGACACAGAGATCAGAGGCAAGAATGGGACGAACTTCCTTTTCTCTGGACTTTCCACCCAAACCGCAGAGTCAATAAAGTCTTACGAGGGGTTGGATATAGCGTGGTGTGAAGAGGCGCAGAGTATCCGAAAAAAGTCATGGGACACGCTGACGCCGACGATCCGCCGCTTTGGCAGTGAGATATGGATTAGCTTCAATCCGGAACTGGACAGCGATGAAACCTACACCAGGTTCGTCCTATCGCCGCCACCGAGCTCATTCGTCGCCGAGGTCAACTATCACGACAACCCGTGGTTCCCGGATGTGCTGGAGCAGGAAAGAATCCACTGCGAGCTGACGAATAAAGAGGATTACGCGCAGATTTGGGAAGGTAAGTGCAGGCTTGCAGTCTCCGGCGCCATTTACGCAGCCGAGGTGTCAGACGCCATCAGGCATGGCCGGGTATGCAATGTGCCATATGACCCAAAGCTCAAGGTGCACACAATATGGGATTTGGGCTGGAATGACAGCATGGCTATCATCCTGGCCCAGCGAGTGCGCTCCGAAATCCGGGTCATTGACTATATAGAGGATGATCACAAGACGCTGGACTGGTACGCCGCCGAGCTACAAAAACGTAACCACAACTGGGGCCACGACTGGCTGCCGCACGACGGCGCGACAAAAGACTTCAAAACCGGCAAGTCAGCCGCTGAAATCCTAAAAGCGTTCGGTCGCAGGGTCAAGATGGTGCCGCAAATAGGTGTAGAGCCTGGCATCAAGGCCGCGAGGATGATGTTCGGTCAGGCGTATTTTGATAAGTCAAAAACTGCGAGGCTGGTTGAATGTGCCAAACGCTATCGCAGGTCAATCAATCAGGCAACAAATGAGGCAGGAGCCCCTGTCCACGACGAGTTCAGCCACGGCGCCGATGTGCTCCGGTATCTTGCAGTTGTGGCAGATCAACTGGCGAATGACACCGACGCACCACCCCGACGCCACGGCGCCGACTACGCACCACGAGACACCGGCCTGGGCTTGTAGCCAGCCACCAACACAGCCCGCTCATGTAGCGGGTTTTTGCATTTAAGGACAACCATGATACAAGAAGTCTACGAAGGCGACAAGCGCCTGAATATCACGGCGACAAATACCGCGCTGGTCAGCGGCAACCTGCTGGGCGTGCTTGTCGCATCGTCAAGCACCGGCACGCTGAAGTTTGCGGATGTGGACGGCACTATCGTCAACACAATGAGCGTGGCAGCCGGTACGTTCTACCGCATCCCCTGCCGATTCCGTGGTGGTTTGACCGTCACGGTCGGCGGCACGCTCGACGCGACCATCTTTTACAAGCTGTAATTGATGCAACAGGACACGCCAGATCAGCAGGTAGACGGGGCAGCAGAAGAGCTGCGCGTCCGAATCCTGGACTCGCTGGGCCTGAGCCTGGCTACAAAACGCAAAGAGGCGGTTGACGCCAAGGCGGCAAGTGGGATTGAAAACGAGTGGACTGGCGACGAAGAGTTCTACCAAGGCTATGACGACGCCAACAGGCATGAGTTTGAGAACACCGCGTCCAAGCCATCGACCACGGGCGGCACAAAAGAGCCGGTGAGCAGGAAAACCGGCTCGACCATCTTCCCGAACATCACGCAGCCCTATGTCGATGCAGTAGCAGCCCGCGTGGGCGACATGCTGCTACCGACGGACGACCGGAACTATGCACTGGAGCACACCAAGATACCGGACATGCTGGAAGGCCCGCCGGAAGTGGAACAAGCCGCGCCGAACATGGACCCATCTGGCGCCCAAGTCCCAGAGCCCGTGCTGTCAGCCATCGAGAAAGCCAAGCAGGAGTTCACCCGGTACAAAGCCGAGGCTGCACGCCGAGCAGACAAGGCAGAGGACCGCATTGACGACTGGCTGCAAGAGTGCCAATACCATGCGGAGCTACGCAAGGTGATCGACGAGACCACAAAGCTAGGCTCTGGCGTCATCAAAGGCCCGGTTCCAGTCAAGCGCAAGACAAGCGTATGGCAAAAAGGTAAAGACGGCATATCGGCTTTGGTGATGGTGGAAGAAATCAAGCCAGCAAGTTTCCGGGTTGACCCGTGGAACCTCTTTCCGGCGCCGGGTTGCGGCGAGTCAATCCACAACGGCTCCCACATATTTGAGCGTGACGCGCTGACTGAAAAGAAGCTGGAGGACTTGGTTGGCCTGCCAAGTTACATCGAAAGCCAGATCGACGCATGTATCAAGGAAGGCCCAAAGTCGCGCACGGCAAATTCACGCAACATCGGCGAGCGCGATGCCAAAGACTTGTATGACGTGTGGTACTTCCACGGATCAATCAGCACCGAAGAACTGATGGCCGCTGGCTGTGATTGTGGGCCAGAGGAAGGCCGCAAACGCTCATACCCCGCAATGTTGACAATGGTTAACGACCGGGTAATCCGCGCTTCATTAAACCCGCTTGATTCAGGCGAGTTCCCGTATGACGTGATCCCCTGGAAGCGCCGTCCGGGCATGCCGTGGGGCATGGGCCTTGCACGTCAATTGCGCACACCACAACGAATCGTGGTGGGTGCAGCGCGGCAGTTGATGAACAACGCTGGCCTGGCCGGTGGCCCGCAGTTGGTGATACGCCGCAGTGTGCAGCCGGAAAACGGAGTTTGGGAGGTCGCACCCCTGAAAATGTGGGTTGAAGACGACGACGCTACCGGCAACGCATCAGCCCCCGTCAGTGCCGTGACCATCCCAATGATGTTGGCCGAGCTGACCGCGCTGGTGCAGTTGGGCATGAAAATGGCCGAGGACACGACCGGCATGCCGATGCTCATGCAGGGCCAGCAAGGCAGCGCACCGGACACCGTGGGCGGCATGACGATTTTGAACAACAACGCCAATTCGGTTCTGCGCCGGATCGCCCGCTTGTTTGATAGCTGCGTCACTGAGCCGCATATCCGCAGGTACTACGCCTGGCTGATGGAGTACGGCGAGGATGAGGACGAGAAGGGCGACTTCAACATTGTGGCGCGCGGTTCTACGGCTTTGGTTGAGCGCGACCTGCAATCTCAGGAGATGGTCAATGTGCTGAATTTGTGTTTGAACCCGGCGTTCAAGAAGAACCCGGCTAAAGCGATGGACGAATACCTGAAAAGCAGACGCTTCGACCCTGCCGCATTCGACTACACAGAAGAAGAACTCAAGCAGATGCAATCGCAGCAAGCGCCACCTGATCCGCGCCTGGAAGTCGCCAAGATGGCGGCCAAGTCCAAGGAAGATGCACTGATGGCCAGCACGCAGGTTCGCATGGAAGAGCTAAAAATCCAGAACGAGAACGACGACCTGGACCGGGCGCTGCTTGAAAAAGAGATCACAGGCAGGCTGGCCAGCGAAGTAGATGCCCTGAAGGCAAAACTCGCTCTAAAAACAATGGAGCTGCAAGTTCAACAAAGCGAGAACCAACTGGCACGCGCCCAAGCCGATGACCACGCTGTTGCAGGGCACAGGATGGGCGCGTTCAATCAAGAGCGCAAGCAGATGGCCAGAACCACCGTTGAGCCTGCGGGCAAGGCGCCGCCCGGCGAGTCGTTCGCGTTATGAAACTAACTCAAGTCGAAATCGCTTCGCCACTATGGAACAAGCTGGCTGAGCACTACACGCCGATTCTGGCCAAACTCCGCGCACGCGCCGAGAACCCGGAACTGAGCGAAGCCGACCGCATGCCGCTTTTGTGGCAGATCAAACACATCAAGGATTTTCTCGCGCTGTCACAGACAGAGCAGAAGAAGGTGACGGGCGCAGATTAAACCCTCCCCCCGTCGTATCGAAGGCCGCCCACTGAGGCGGCTTTGTGTTTTTTGGAGTGAATATGTCCCTTAAGGAAAATGAACCGGAAGTTCAGAGCGATGCCGAGGAATTGGCGTCGATGCTTGCTGGCTACAACAACACGCGCGGCGCTGAGCCCCCCGTCGATGAAGTGCCAGAAGTGGTGGAAGACACCACAACCGATGAAGCGCCACTTCCGGCTCCAGACCCTGAGCCCACCGTTGTCAACCTGGCCGAAGAGCTTAAAGCCCTGAAAGCCAAGGTTGCAGCGACCAACAGCGACCCCGATGCCGTGCGCAGATTGCATGGCGAGATTGGGAACATCAATCGCACTCTTTTGCAGTTGCAGACCCCTGCGCCCTCACCCGTCATTGACGCGGATGATGCCGAACTGGACGCATCTGTCGAAGAATATCCAGAACTGGCAGGCCCACTTGTCAAAAAAATCAGGTCTCTTGAAGCCCGGCTGTCACAACAGCCCGCGCAACAAGCACCCGAGGACTTTGATGATCGTGTGTCGGCAACAGTGACAAAGATACGCGAGAAAGATGCTATTGAGGCGCTGACGGAAGAGCACCCGGACTTTCAGACGGTGCGCGATACACCGCAGTACAAGACTTGGCTAGCCAGCAAACCGCCCGAATTTCAGACCCGGTTCAACACCACCTGGAATCCCGCCGTCGTTGCCAGAGGACTGACCGAGTTCAAGGACTCACTCAAGAAACGCGACAGCAAACAACACCGCCTGGCCGCCGCTGTGACCCCGCAAGGGGTATCTCAGCCAGCCGGGCCATCCACGTTACCCGACGAAGCGGGCCTTCTGGTTGGTTACAACAGAGGCCCAAAGCGTCACCGATAAATAGGTGAATATCATGGCAGGAAATACATATACCTCCCCCGCAGGGCGGATCAATGAGGTCAAAGGGGAAATGCTCAAAATCACGGAGCCCGTTGAGGTTCTGATGCTGGGCTGCGAAATGAAGCCGATGCCGCGAAACAAGGGTGACAACATCACCTATCGCGGCGTCATCCCCACTGGTGGCGCAACCACCAATTCGAACACGATCAACCGCTGGTCAGTTGATGCTATTGCGTACCAGGTGTCAGAAGGCATCACGCCTGCTGCACAAGCGCTGGAGTACCGCGATGTGGCCGTGACGATTGCCGAGTACGCAGTCCTTTTCAGCTACACCAACAAAACGGCCATCTACCACGAGGATGACATTCCGCAGGACCAAAAGCGCCAGACGGCTATGCTGATGGGCTTGGTGCGTGAGATGGTGCGTTACGGCGTGATGAAAGCCGCAACCACAGTGCAGTACAGTGGCGGCACAACCCGCGCCACGGTGGATGAGGGCATCACGTACAACGGCTTGTCGCTGCTGTCGCGTACCCTTTTGGGCAATGGCGCCGCGATGAAGACCTCCATTCTCGCGCCCGGTCCAGCCTACGACACCAGCGCCATCGAGGCCGGTTTCGTGGTGTTCTGCCACACCGACTGCGAGCACGACATCCGCCGCTTGGAAGATTTCGTGCCTGTTGCCAAGTATGCCAATCGCTCGGTGATCAACCAAGACGAGCTGGGTTCGGTCGGCCGCTTCCGATTCATCGTGTCCAAGGAACTTTCCCCGTATCTTGCGGCAGGCGCGGCGACTGGTGCAACCGGCTTGGCCGGCATCACCAACATTGACGTTTACCCCATGATCGTCTGCGGCGAAAACGCCGTGTTCGACATCGCGCTGAACGCCAACTTTGAGCCGTTCCATATTCCCGCCAGCCAGCGCACGAAAGACGACCCTGTGGGCCAGCGCGGCTACGTTGGCGCGTCCTTCTGGTCGGCTGCTAGCGTGGTCAATTCTGGCCACATGGGCGTGATCGAAGTCGGCGTCACTGCACTGAGCTGATAGCTCACCACGGGCGGCTCATGTTGGGTCGCCCGTAACCAACTCATTTGAAGGAATCGAAATCATGGATAACAGAAATCTTCGTGGCCTGACTATGGCCACCGTCAACCCTGTGCTCATCAAGGGCACGAGCTTGAGCTACACCACCAGCGTGACATCCGCAGGGATGATCAACGGCAAGTGGGTTACCGCTCTGACCGCGCAAACCAATGCAGCTGTGCCAACAACCGACGCCGTTACCGGCCTGGCTTTCCCGAGCCTGACCGACAACCAGGCGACGGTCATCGTGGTGGGCCAGAACGCAGCGGGCGAGATCAAGGCTGCGCAGGGCTCGATTGAAAGCACGGCTGTTGGTGTGACAACCACAGCGGGCGCTTTCATTGTGGCGCCTCAGTTCCCAACCCTGCCTGCCAACTTTATTGTCTTTGGCTACATGCTGGCGCGTACTGCACCATCCGCCGCTGATTGGAAGTTCGGCACGGATACATGGGCTGCCACTGGTGTGACAACCACGCAGTTCGTACCATGCGCCGTTCTGCCAATGCGTCCGCAGACTACTTAAAAGTCTGCAACCCATGAAAAGCCCGCCAGTGTGCGGGCTTTTTTACGTCCCAAAAATTCAATCTAAAGGAAATCAATCATGTTAAACCGCAAATATTCCACCGTCCGCGTGGACAACAAGCTGACGCTATCGACGGCTGCAAACCTGACCGCTGCCAGCACCAACGGCACCTCTGCTGCTGGCGCCATCACAACCTCGGGCGGATCGGGCCGGGTCACCACCGAAGCGCTGACCACCGCTGGCCTGGCTGCTTTCACGCTGACCATCACCAACCCGCTGATCAAGGCGGCTGACAAGGTGTTCGTCTCAATGGGTCGTGGCACCAGCGCCGCAGGAACCGCAGTTGTAGGCACGGTCAAACCGGCCGACGGCTCGGTCGTGATCATCATCCAAAACGTACACGCCTCTGTCGCCTTGAACGGCACATTGGTTATTGATTACTTCGTCGTCAAGGCGGCGTAATCCCCGGCCCTTCGGGGCCTTTTTTTCGTCTGAAGGAGTCAAGTCATGCCTCGTGGAATCCCCCGCACCGCTAAAAACAACCCAGTCACTGCCGCGCCCCCTCTGGCGTCCGACCACGAAATCGGCCAAACCCCGACCCGCACGCTTGCCAGCGACGGTCAAAGCCTGGATGTTCCGGTGATCGCCCGCGTCAGCGAGCACGGAGTTGACCAGGAGAAGATGGCGATGCTGGCCTTCATGGCCGAGCCGGTGACCATCCGCATCGCCACATCCACCGACAAGAACGCCGAGCAAGTCTTCGAGCTCAACATCAACGGCAAGATGCAGTTCTTCCGCCGTGGAGAAACCAAGACCGTGCCGCGCTACTTTGTAGACCGCCTGATGCGGATGAAACAAACGGTGTTCGGCCAGGAGATGAAAACCAACAGCGAAGGTGTGCAGTCTTACCAGTACCCGGCCAGCACCGCCATCAAGTTCGACTTCGCCATCCTGCGCGATGACAACCCGCTTGGGAAAAGTTGGGAACGGGCAATTCTGAGCGAGCCGGGCTGATCTAAATGGCGCTCACGTTCCTTCAACTTGCACAGCGCCTGCGGCAAGAGGCTGGCATATCCGGCACTGGCCCGGCCACCGTCGAATCGCAGACGGGCGAGTCTAAAAAGGTGGTGGACTGGATTCAGACCGCCTATGAGGACATCCAGAACCTGCATGCTGAATGGGACTTTCTGCGCACGGACCTGACGTTTCAGACCATCGCCACAGTCAACACCTATGCCAAAACCGCCATCAGCGCGGATGAGCACGGCGAGTGGGTGGATGACAGCTTTCGCAGCTACCTCACCAGCGGCGGGGTTGGTAGCGAGCAGTTTATGTACTGGATGAACTGGAAAGACTTTCGGGACTGGTCCTTGCTGGCTTCAGCGCGCAACAGCACAGGTATCCCGCGCTACATCGCGCAAAAGCCAGATACCTCGCTGATCGTGTGGCCGACACCGAACGCGGCCTACACCATCAACGGCGAGTATTTCAAGCGGCCTCAGACCATGACGGCCAACGCCGACATCCCTTTGATCCCCGATAAGTACCAGGTCATCATTGTTTGGCGCGCGCTCATGTTCTACGCTGGTCAAGCCAATGCCCCAGAGCTGTACGCAGTGGGGCAGACAGAGTACAAGCGCCTACTGCGTAAGCTGGAATCGTCACAACTCCAGCCGGTGCGGCTTGCTGAGCCAATGGCATGAAAGCGTTACCCGCCGTTCAGACTTCGCAGGAGTA